GAGATCGAACAGCAAAGATCTGCGAAGGGCAAGGCAACTGATTTAGTTGTATCTGCTGTGGTTGGTAGTGGCATTATAAATGCTGCTGCTGGTGTACAGTTAATTGGTTCTGCGGATTAAGGTAGATTGAGATGCCTTTCATAATAGTAAATAATATAGTGGTAAGTTTTGCAACATTTCAAGATGTGTTAAGCATTGAAGAGAGGTTGTTTGCCATGAATGAGGGCATTTCATCATTAGAAATAGAAAGCAATTTACGCAGAAGTACAACTAGGATTCTGAATAAGTTAAAAGCCAGTGATTGGTGGAAGACTTATACAGACTCTAGTGTTCCAGAATCACTTGATACATCATTGATATTAAGGGAAGATGATTTTACTGATTTATGCATATATTTTTGCATGTATCAATATATTTTACCCAAAGTAGCCAATTTTGATGAATCAAGTGCTGATTATAACAAGATAGAATATTATAGGGGTAGGTTTACTGAGTTGATGGAAGAACTATTAGTCGATGGTGATTGGTATGATGCGAATGCATCAGGCGTTATCGAAGACACAGAAGTTCAACAATCAACTGTTAAACTCCATTTAGAAAGATGAGGAATGAAGTAATTCAACATTTACAGGGGGAAGCATTGGGTACATATACTGTATCTAATGAATTGCCATGGACAGAAAATGGGACACCGCTTTACAGTATCAATCCAAAAGTAATCTATTTTGATAAAGATCAAACAGTTCAGGAATCAGTACTTCAAGTATTAAATGGTAGTGATGTCGTAAAAACCACCATTACAGTAACGGCTTTCGTAATTAATGATGCAAAAACCTTACCGATTGATTATGAATCAATCACCCAATCAATAATCGATGCTAAAAACACAACATTGATAACAGAAACATATAATAGGGAGTGTGATATCACAACTTCCTACCTAGATGATATGTTATTAACTAGTGCAACGTATCGCTTTACCACAATTATATAAGGAGAATTATAGTGGCAAATATTAACGTAGCAGGCACTGGCAACTTCGCAACCATAAAGATCGCATATGCAGGTGATATAGACACCGATGCAATTACTTTACCTGGTTTGCAGGATGTAACAGTAAATAATAGTAATGGGCAGTATCGTTGGAAACAATTAGATACCTCTTCGGAGTTTGTTGTATCAACTACAGCAACCAACCAAGTGACTTTCAACATGGTATTAGATCCCGACACGTTCTACGGAACAGGTGTCGGAACAGGGGCTGATGCTGATGGGGTGTTTTCCCTATCAAACAATAAAACCGAAGTTGATATTCGTGTTTATTGGCAAGGCACAGACTCCGGTAGTAAATATGTTGAGGCAACAGGTTATATCACAGGACTCAGTCCAACGGTAAACCCTGATGCCCCAGTATGGGTGTCGCCTATTACCATTGATGTATCGGGTAATTTCACCCAAGGTACAGTAGCCTAATTTATGCCCCCATTTGGGGGGTTTAATATTATGAGATTTGAAGATTTAACAAAAGAGGAACTACTATTGTCTATGGAGGCAGAAGTAGCAAAATCACTTTCTGAATTAAAACATGCAGAAGATGATTTAACAAAAGCGAATAGTCGTATGAAATTCATATTAGCGATTATTCACCATATTAAGGATAAGGATTAACAGATGAAATTAAGTGAATTAGCAGGTGAACCAAAATTAGTAGAAGTATCACTAGATACAGAAGAAATCGTTGCCGAGTACGGAGAACCATTGGTGTTTTGGACTTGGGATAGACAACCAATGAATGTCTTTGTTAAGTTAGCATCCGTTGGTAATGATAACATTAGTGATATTATGAATACAGTCATAGACATTGTATTAGATGAGAATGGGAAACCAATCATAACAAAGAAGAAAACATTACCAACGAAAGTATTAATGCAGGTGGTAGGCAAAGTAGTTGAACTACTGGGAAAGTAGTTCAGTCAGAAATAAGTTCTGACAGCCCGGAGTTATCACAAGTTATAATGGTGGATTTGATGGCAACTCGCTATCATAAATTGCCCTCTGAAATATTAGGGAATGCAAATACAATAGACTTATATTGTATGGATTTGGCGTTGGCATACGAAAAGCACTGTAAAAACGACAAGCCAACTAGTGAATTTGATATAAATACACTAGAAGCAGCAGTTGACTCGGTTAACCAATGAAAGATAAGATCACACCATCATTAGCAGATATAAAAAAAGGATTGTTAACCATTCCTAAGAAAACCCTCGTTAATTTCAAAAAAATAACCCCAATTGATACTGGATATGCCAGAAAACATACAGTATTAACTGGGTCAACTGGACATCATAAAATCAAAGGCAAATACAAATACGCATCATACTTAAATGTAGGGTGGAGTAAGCAAGCCCCTGATGGAATGACAAACCCAACTACTAATTTTATTAATAAATTAGTTAAGAATATAATGAGGAAATAACAATGGCAGAACTAGTATATGATATTGATCTTAATGTAAGAAAAGCCTTAAAAGGGATTGATGACCTACAAACTGGATTAAAGAAAACCAATAAATTAGTCAAGAACTCAGGTAAAGTATTCACTAAATTCAAAGGTATTTTAGCAGGTGTCTCAGTCATTGGGTTTGGTGCATTAGTAAAAACAAGTCTAGGTGCTGCTGATTCTATTGGGAAAGTAGCAAATAAGACAGGTTTTGCAATATCTGCATTGCAAGAATTAAGATTCGCAGCAGATCAATCAGGAATAGCAGCCGCTACGTTAGACACATCATTGCAAAGATTTAGTAGACGAGTGGGTGAAGCAGCACATGGGACTGGTGTCTTAGTCGACGATTTAAAGAAAGCAGGTATTGCCATTAAGAACCAAGATGGCAGTATGAGAGATATTAATAGTGTCTTTATGGATTATATGAAGGCTATTGATGGTGCTGGTTCAAAACAAGAGAAGTTAAGATTAGCAATTGCTGCCTTTGATTCGGAGGGTGGTAATATGGTCAATATGTTAGGTGATGGTATTGCTGGTCTTGTAGGGATGCGTGAAGAAGCACACAAGTTAGGTGTGGTGTTAGAAGATAATACAATTAAAAAAGCAACTAAGGCAGATGATGCTTGGGGTCGTGTAAGAATCCAATTCAAAGCAATCGCTTTAATAGCAAGTGCACAATTAGCACCTGCTGTTAAAGAAGTCGCTGATAGATTGAGTGCGTTATTATCGAATAAAGAAGTAGTTCAAGAGTTAACAGATGCATTCAAGTCATTAGGAGATGGGCTAATATCATTTGTTAATTTTGTCACTGGTATTAACTGGGGTTCAATATTCGAAATAAGTGCTATCACAGCATTAACTTTTGCAATTAATACACTGCGAAAAGCATTGTTTATGATATCTAAAGAACAAACTTGGAATGTAATAGGTGGCAAAACATCATATTTAAGTGGTGTATTCGAGAACTTCGGAGACAAAGTAAGGTCCCTCTCAAAAAGTGCAGGTTGGGGGGCGTTGATCTATTATCTACTAAACCTGGGTGATGCGTTTAGTCATGCGGCTTTCTTTGCGGATTTATTCGGGGTGGAACTTGTTGATGTTGATAAGAAATTAAGGGCAGTCGAAAAAAGTCATGTTGGTTTTTGGGGAGTGCTAGGAAACTTCTTCACAGGTAACTCCACATTATTATCTCTCCAGGGTGAGACGATGCAGGAATACGCTAATCGTGCTATGGTAGCCGTCGATGCAAAGAAGAAGTTAGATGCAGCAATGTCAGAAAAGGAAACAGAAACTACGACACCAGCACCCCTACCAAAACTACCAAAACTACCAGATGATGTTACTGATGATATGAGTACTCATATAGACAAATGGACTGATTATCGTGATGCAGTTCGGCGGACCACAGAACAATACTTACCACTTAAAACTGCTACTACTGCATATAATAGTAATGTAAAACAATTATCCTATGCGTTAGAACAGGGAATAATCACATCAAAAGAACACGCAACGGCAATGGGCAATCTTAATACTGAATACGCTGAATTTGCTGGCATTATACCAATGGTGTCCGATGAATTAGGTGATCAGGAAGAGAAGGCAAAAACCTATGCATCTGCATGGAAAGATGCATTTACTGAATACAAAAATGCTGCATTTGATGCGGCTAATGAAGCCAAGACAATATTCAATTCAGTAGCAAAATCAATGGAAGATGCTATATTTAACTTTGCTAAAACAGGTAAAATGAACTTCAAATCATTTGCCCAATCAGTTATTGATGACCTATTAAGGATACAAAGCAAGAAATTAGCGGCTAATATAATGGGTGGTGTGACTAATCAAGGGAATAATGGGTTATTTGCTGGGTTATTTGCTGGTGGTGGTGTGATTCCATCTGGTAGATATGGAGTAGTAGGTGAGGCAGGTCCAGAACTAGTACAAGGACCAGCAAATGTAAGCAAAGCAGGTAATGCAAGCGTTACATATAACATTAATGCTGTAGATGCACCATCATTCCAATCATTAATTGCAAGAGATCCAGCATTTTTATATGCAGTAACAGAACAGGGCAGAAGTACATTGCCATCATATGGATAAGGAGATTAAATTATGAGTTTTCAATGGATATTTGATAACGCTGAAAAAATATCAGTTAGTAATAGAGAGATAGTAGGACAAACAATTTCAAGAAATGGAACGGTAAGGGCTACCTCAAGAGGAAGTGCAGGTACCACATTCACAATCCAATTACCCGATGGTATGCCATGGGAGGCAATTGCTTCAAACATACAACTAATTGAGAATGCTAATAAATTCACTGTGGAAACAGTTGCATTTACAAACACAGGTTATACGGATTGGATACATAATGGTATGTTAACACCAGGACAAACTTGGGATGTTATTTGTACTACAATGCCACAATGGACTATATTCCAACGAAATCAAGTTAGTTGGAGTGGTTCGTTTGTATTCAATGAGAACTTAGTATGATTGATTTAAGTTCATATTCAGGTGTTGAATCAGCAGTCTTCATCAAATGGGTTATTCCAAATTTTGAAACCGCATTACTGAGTGATTATAATATCCCAATTACATTCGGTGGCGATACCTATGTATCTATTGGGAGTCTACTTAATATGAGTGGCACTACCTCTGAATTAAAGGCAAGTAAATCACAATTGAGTATATCACTATCAGGTATACCAACAGCAAACGTGAGTGATATACTCGATAATGAGATCAAAGGATCATCATTAGAAGTATATCGGGGGTTGTTCGACCCATCTTCACATGCATTACTCCCCCTCCCAGAGAACCCAATATTAAATTTCAAAGGAATAGTAACCAATTATGGTATCACAGATGATGTGGATGTGGTATCTCAATCAGCAACCAATACCATTACCATTACTTGTAATAGCATAGTAGAAGTCCTTGCAAAGAAAGTAGGTGGCAGAAGAACCAACCCAGTTGACTTTCCCGATGAAGGTAGTATGAATAGAGTACAAACCTTATCTAGTTCAAATTATAACTTTGGAGTACCAGGGTGAGTTTTTTTAGTAATGCATTCAAATGGTTGGGTGGTAATAGTCTTGGTGCTAACTTAGCAAAAACAGCCATATTAGGCTACACATCTAGGTTATTGAGTGATAATGTGAATGACACCACATCTACCGAAGCGATTGATGAGGGTGTGAGATTACAACTTAATCCAAGTACTGAAAATAAGATACCTGTGTTATATGGAGATGCTTATTTTAGTGGGAATATAACTGATGCTTCATTGAGTCCTGATTACAAACAAATGCGATACTGCCTCGCATTGTCTGAATTAACAGGCAATACACTTGATGCAACCCCATCTACCTATACATTTAACGATGTGTATTTTAATAATAACAGAGTTGTATTCAAAGCAGATGGATTTACATTAGACCATACCATTGATAGTAGTGGCAATCAAGACCCAAGTGCAGAAGACCTAATAAAAGTCTATTTGTATAAAGAGGGGACTGCATTAAATGGTGGTCCATCCCCTGAAACATTATTAACTCATTGGACTAATCACCCAATGACAAACCTATTATATGCAATTGTAGAAGTGAATTACAATCGTGCTAAGAATGTCACTGGATTACCACAATGTATATTCCATATATCAAATAGTTTAGATATGCCAGGCGATGTGTTAAATGATTACATGACTAATACAAGTTATGGTGCTGGTATAGATACAGGTGACATAAGTGGGTTAGTAGAACTTAACGCCAATGTATTGAATGGATTTACATACACAGATGCAAGTGGCAGTCAGCAAGTAGGACAGACAAGAATAAATGGTTTGGTATCCACTACTACTAATGTATTGACGAATATAGAAGCGATGACAAAGGCGTGTAGTTCGTGGTTGAGTTATGACATACATCAAGGTAGGTGGGTCGTTATAATCAATGAGAGTGGTGCATCTACAGCCTCATTCACGGATAGTAATATCATTGGTGAAATATCCGTGAGTGGGTCATCTTTAACTGGTCTATATAATAGTGCAGAAGTTAAGTATCAGAACACAGATATATTAGATAAGGCAGATTTTGTAAGGATTGATATTCCAGCAGGTGATTTATTTGCCAATGAACCGAACAATACTGTACAGATCGTATTACCTTTTACTAATAAACAAAGCACAGCATTAAAAGTTGGCTTGATTGAGTTAAAACAATCCAGAATTGATAAGATTATTAGTTTCAAATCAGATTACAGTTACCTGAATGTAAAAGCAGGTGATTTGATTGATGTGACTTCCCCTGCATTCAATTACACAAATAAAGTATTTCGAGTAGTTAATGTCAAAGAAGTAGAAACCAATAATACTATAGTATTAGACTTTAAGTGTATTGAATATGATGCTGATGTATATACATATGATATTGCTGAATATGAAATTGAGACCGATGATGGACTATTAAGCATTGGTAGTATAGGTAAGCCTAATACACCAACAGTAACCAATAATGACACCGGATCAAACCCTCATATATTAATGGGGAGTGTAGTTCCAAGTGGTATTGTTGATGAAATGGAATTTTGGGTAACACATGATACCTCAGTACCCAATGATTATGATAGAACATATGTCAAAGTAGGTACGCAAAGCAATACAGATGGTAGTACTTATACTGAAAATCAAGCAGTTAGTTATCAATATGGTCAATTAAACCAAGGTGATCTATATGTAAAAGTAAGGGGTATGAACAATATCACTTCTGGTCCATTTAGTGATCCAAGTGGGTTGATTGCATATGTTCCTGTTCAAGAACCAGACAATATACCTGATGGGGTATCCATTGGTGGACAACTAATGAGTTTGGGGATTATGACATTATTAAATAACTTAGATGTCTTATTTGATGGCGATCCCAATACAAGTCTAGTTGATGCGATATTAGATGACTTCTTCCCAAGTCGCAATCCAGCAACACCAATGGATGAACAAATAAAAGAAAGTTTAATCAATGACCAAGGGTTTATTGATGACCTCGTTACTGCAACGCAAGGTGCAGAAGTAGTAGCACCTGTATCCATTGATGAATTAGAGGATGTTGATACTAGTACATCTGTTCCAGTATTAAATGATGTGTTGTGTTGGGACGGAACTAATTGGGTGCCAAGTGCGGTGGACCCTGATACAGGACAACCACCTGAACCACCTGAACCACCTGAACCACCTGAACCACCTGAACCACCTGAACCGTGTAGGTTAATCATTTATGAAACATATCCCCCTGATAACTATCATTTAGCACCCACATCAGGATCGTATTATATTGTGTTTGATAATTCAAGTCTGTTTATTCCATTGTCCCTAGGAATGGGTAATATATATTTACACAAGTCTGATGGCACATTAGTTCAAACGGTTACTGAAAACCAATTAATAATTGATAATAATGTTGTTGAAATCCCATTTAGTGATAGAGAATATGGGGTGGATTATTATATTCTAATAGATGAAGGAATTGTAGAATATTGCGATTGTGTATCCCCATCAATAGAATTACCTACCCCTTGGAACTTCAACACACCGCTTAGTGATATAACCCCATATTCTATCACTGGAGGGGTTGTCCTCCCACCTGAAGTTGTCCTCCCACCTGAATTATTAAGAACATCATATACACCCAATAGCAATAGTGTGTGTGGTAATAATTTAACAATTAGTTTAACATTTAATGGGAATCTAATTAGTGGTAGTGGAAATATTAATCTCCATAAACAAGATAATGGGGGGAGTGTGGTTGTGGAAACAATTGCGGTATCTAGTTGTGTGATTTTACACAATGTCATCACTACCCCTGTTATTGGGGGATTAGAGGCAGGGACTAATTATTTCATTACCGCAGACGCGGGATTAGTAACAACCGACCACACACTAGAAACCGGGAATTGTGGATTATATGGATTACCAGGACAATCATACATAGGAGACATATTACCGACTGATATGCCTTTCAACTCTGCCCCCCTTTTGGATATAGTTTATTCGTCACCCCATAACAATGAAGTCCAGGTTGTGTGGGATGGTAATATAATGATGACATTTAACCGTTTTGTTATTGCTTCAACTGGTAATTTTTATCTTTACAAAATAGATGGAACATTAGTGCAAACATTCGATGTGAATACATCATTTAGTACAGAAAAGACGAGTGGGATTATTGATATTTCAGGTGAAACAGTCACCCTCCACCCTACACATGATTATGACCAAAATCAAGAATATTATATTTTAGCGGATGCAGATGTATTAATGGACGGCTGTGGATATAATTGGGATGGGATAAGCGACTCATCCACACTAAGGTTCACTAGTGATATTGGGCCACATAAGTTATCATCTACACCGCCAGATGGTAGCACAGGTAGTATAAATGACACTGGCATAGTAATGGTTTTTGATAGAGCTGTGGAGCAAGGCACGGGGGCAACTAATATCTATAAAGTAGATGGGACATTAGTGGCAACTTTCCCAACGACCGATGCGCGAGTAAACCTAACAAATTAAGGGAATATAAAATGAGTACACTAACAATAACACCGGGTGATATATGGGATGCCGACAATGAATATTATGTTGATTTAGAAAGTGATATACTAAGGGATGAAAATGCAAATACCCGAAGTAATTTAGCATTTAATAATGTTTTTTCATTTTCCACAAATAGTTTGCCTGTAATAACTAATGTCACACCAATAGATAATGCCACTGGTATCATATCAAGCACATTTTTAAGTATAACAGTTGATAGGGACGTATATGTAAATATTGGGAATATAGGGAATATATACTTACATAAAGCGGATGGGACATTAGTTGAAACATTTGATATTAATGGTATTGTGCTATCAAATAACACTATAATAGTAAATCCAACCGATCCATTTGAGGCAGGGACAGAATACTATGTGTTGATGGACCCCGATACGGTAGTAGATGTGGATAATTTTGGTCTACCAGGAATAACTGATATTACTGAGTTTAGTTTTACAACTGACTCAAGCCCCTTGTTAAGTAGTTTTACTCCCTTATTAAATTCAACTAATCAAGCCAAAAGCACGACAATTCAATTAATTTTTGACCAACCTGTACAGGCAGGCAATGGCAACATCATTTTGTATAAGGGAGATGGAACCATTCATCATTCTTTTGATATTTCGGAAGTTAATTTTCTTGCGGGCCATCCCTCAATAATTGAATTGTATTATAATACATTAGATCCAAGCACCACCTATTATTTGAATATAGATAATCAAGCGGTATATGATGCCGATGCCGGTTTCCCATTTGCTGGGCTCAGTCAAAATAATATTATTAGATTTACAACGGCAGCCGCCCCTAGCATATCTAATATCGTTAGGCACGAAGATATGTTAGATTTTACTGTAAGTGACATAAATCCAGTAACAGTAAATCCAAACAATAACTACATTCATATAACGAACCCCAATGGTATCATAGAATCCTTAACATATGCACACTTACTTCAACGGAATACACCAACCACAATTACAAGGGGACAATTCTTATATAGTGGGGATGATTATGTATTGTATTTCCCAACAGGAACTATAGTTAATGACGCTGGGTTCGGTAACATGGAAACTTCACTTAATTTCACGGCATTTGAACTAACCCCCGTTATTCAAACTACTATACCAATCACACAATGGGGAGACCCGTTCTCTTGGAACTTTAATATTCAATTTAATATGGAGACCCCAACAGACACCCTTTTTGGATATGACTTTAATATAGAAATAGTGGCATCATTTACCATGTGGGATTATGGACCCGATGCGTTTGATTACCTTGTAGAAAATGACACAGTATCATTTAAGATGCACTACCCAGACATCGATGTTGTTGCTGGAAGTAATCCATTCAGTGTGCGTTATAGAGAAAATGCGGGATTTATAGGATCTACTATTTCCAAAGTAAAACTAAAACCATACCCAATACATACTGGTATTCTAGGAACGTATGATTATATCACACAGCGGCACTCTAATTTCTATATAGAGGACCACTCCGGCAGGGGTACAGTGGCTAATATTCAGAACTCTCCATGGGGTGGTCCAACCAATGCTTTGAGAATACAATCTCAACTCCAACCTACTGGGTGGGCATTTGACGATGCCAGCGAGTTTACGATCCGTCCTCTGTTTGCTGGTTTACCTTTGCTGCAACCAAAAACTTTTGAGTTTGTAGTTGATATCCCTTATCTTACTGGACACAACTGGACACCGATAATATGGGCTAACATATACGCTCCTTATTCATTACGGTTTTTGGTGAGAGATGGTGGAGACACCATGGGGAGGAATGAAATAACGGTGATATCTGGAACAGGTGCAACAACAGCAGCATTAGTAGGGCTAATGCCGCTAGGTGTGCATCATATTTCACTTGTTTTATGGGAGTTTAAGGGACTTATTAGAGTATCCTTATGGATAGATGGGTTGCTGGAATCAGTTCAGGAATGGCCATCGGGGTGGACAATGGATTGGTGGTGTCTTACTAATTACCATTCCACAGGTTCACAAGCAAATCCTGAAGGAGATATCTTTTTTGATGAGGTGAGATATTCTAACACTGCTATATTCCCCCGCCCGGAGTTGGGACAAGTTATAATGCCGTTTGCCCATTCTTCAACAGACGAGTTTTTATTGTCAGTTGAAGGGGAGGGGGGGTCACCATATTTTCACGACAATATTGATTAATATTAGTCCCACATAAACTGCAAAAATAGTGTATAATAAGGGTGATATCCAATTATGGGTATCATCAAAAGGATTATATTATGAACTTAATAAATGCAGTGGCTAAATTAAAACCGACT